CCGAGTGCTACCCGAAGTTTAAACACGCAAGGTGGATCAATAGTCGCAGTGACGCGTTCAAAGTTTACTCAGGCCCATGGTTTCATGCCATAGAGACGCGTCTGTTCAAACTCGATTGGTTCATTAAGTACACCCCAGTCCCATTGCGTGCACAGAGGATCGCCATGCTCAAGAAAGCTGGCCTTCGCTACTTTGGCACCGATTTTGAATCTTTTGAAGCACATTTCACACCGGAAGTGATGGCTGCCCTCGAGCTCCAACTATACTCGTACATGCTTCAAAAGTTCCCTGACATTAGCGAGGTGATAACGAGCACCATTGCTGGCGCAAATCACGGCCGGACCCGTACGGGGGTCTCTTTCTATCTAGACGGCCGAAGAATGTCAGGTGACATGTGCACGTCCCTCGGAAACGGATTCTCGAACCTAATGCTCTGGCTGTTCCTGGCTGAAGAGCACAACTTTACCATCGAGGGATTTGTCGAAGGCGATGACGGAATTTTCGCAGTAGGGGAGGGTGCACCTGGACCCTCTCAATTGGCATCCGAGTTCAGAAGCCTCGGGTTCAGCATCAAAATCGAAGAAGGGCAGGACCCCACTGAAATGTCCTTTTGCGGGATCGTGGCCGCCGACGGCCAGAACATCCGAGATCCGGCGGATGTGTTGCAGTCCTTTGGGTGGACGCACTCCTGCCTTCGTGCTGGACCGCGTGTCAAGGCACAATTGCTCCGAGCCAAGGCCTTGTCTCTTGCCTACGAATTACCGAACTGCCCCATCCTTAGGGCCGTCGCAGACCGCGCACTACAACTAACAACAGGCGTTGAACCCCGTTTCGAGTTGGATGGCTACCACCAGCCGCCACCCAAGACTTCACCGCCAGAATTCCAGCCCACACAGCTCACACGGCTCTGTTTCGAACGCAAATACGGGATAAGCGTTCAGGCTCAACTCGCCCTTGAGTCGAGGATAGGTAGTTGTGTCGACCTGTCCTTTATGACGGAGGTTCTGCTTCCCAATGCAGACAACGTCAAGTTCTCTCTTCTTTACACAGAGAAAACTTAAGTGCTCGCACCGACCTGCTCGGCAGGCAAGCCGGTGCTCACGCACGGCACAC